ACGTCGAAGCCGGTCGGTCTGTTTGTGTGGCTGCACGGCGACGGCGCTTATGAGTACCTGAACCCGACATCGACGCTGTATCTTGCAGGGCCGAACGGGATTGTCGCGGCGGCGAAGGAACGGAACTGTATTGTCCTTGTCCCGCTGACCCCTGACAGTGGCACCACGAACGGGAGAACATGGTGGAAGTGGGGGTCCGGGAACGCGCAATACCTGCGCGAGTTGATCGTCTCCGAAATCTACGGGAAGTACAACATCGACCTGGGGAAGATCTGGATCGCAGGGTTCTCCGGTGGTGCGGAAACCACTACGGCGATTTTCCTCCCGACGCAGGCGAACAACCTACAGATTGAGGGCGGCGGCTTCATGCCGTTCGGTGGTGGACCCCGCCCGTCGTGGTACGAAATCAGCGAAGCATGGGTGCCGAACTTTGACCCGGCGGTGTTCCCCGGGTACTGGATCGTCGGTGAGAACGACACCGCTGAGAACGCCACCGATGGGTATGACGGAGTGCTCGCAGCGCAAGCCGGGTACGACTGGTACGGGACTAAGGGATTCCCGACGGATATTTACTATGTCCCTGGTCAAACTCATATCCTGTCCCCGGAGTGGGGAAACCTCATGCGTGCAGCGTGGGTGAAGTACGACTCTGCGAACAGTGGCACACCGATTGGCGCTATCGGCGGGCCGGGCATTTCGTCGATGTTTGTCGGAAGTTCGGCGGTGACTGCGGTCTACCTGGGGGCGGAGAAAATCTGGCCCTCCGAAGAGGTCTACCAGGTGTCTCTCACGAGTGTGAGCGGCAACGGCACTGTGCACCCCCTGGTGTCGGTGACGGTGCCCGCTGGACAGGTGTGGGATGTGCAGATCCAGGGCACTGTCACGGCGGCGCCATCGGGCGGCAGCGCTCGGCCCAAATTCCGTATCGGCTCATCCACTTCCGGGTCTTTCGGGGCAGGCGCGTCGGTCAATTTTTCCGGCACCGTGTCCAGCACGAATGCGACCATCGCAATGGTGACGAACATAGCCTTTGTGGGATCATCGTTCACCGGCACAGTCACCATCAGAAAGTAAAAACACAGAAGGAACACAAATGACAATCAAGCCGAACCCCAAATGGAGGGGTGATCCTACTTTTCTCCCCGAAGTCCTCAAGGCGTTCGGGCTTGAGGTTCGAGTCCTGGACGGGGCCTTCGACCGAGGCCACGGCGACTTCGGCGCTATCCAGGGTATCATCATCCACCACATCGGTTCCGACAGGTACGACGCGTGGAACATTGCACGGCACCCTTCGCTGGGCCTGTGCTCGCAGCTGCACCTCTCCCGAGAGGGAGTAGTCACCGTCACCGGTGTTGGTATTGCGTGGCACGCGGGCAAGGGTGCTCACAAGGGCTGGCCGACCAACGACGCTAACCGCGTCAGCATCGGCATCGAGGCCGAGTCCAACGGAACGTCCGCGTGGCCGAAGGCCGAGATGGACGCGTACCACAAGATGTGCGCCGCGATCCTCTGGTTCCTGGGCAAGCGAGCCACCACCGACACGATCCTGTCGCACTGGGAGTACTCGCTGGAGGCCCAGGGCAAATGGGATCCTGGAGCCGGCGTGGGCCACGGCCCCCGCTCCAAGTACGACTACGCAGCAATGCTGAACATGAACAACTTTCGCGCCGAGGTCAACAAGATCATCGACGCACACAACACCGGGCCTGCCCCGGAGAAGGGAGCCCTGGTGGAAGCATTTGACTTGATCCGCCGTAGGTTTCGATCACGCGTTCCGGGATCTTCTTTCGAGGGTCACCCGATTGATTACCTGATCAACGCCGACGCTCACGCGTTCGTGAGCCGTGCAAACACCGAGACGATCCTCGAAAAGATTAAAGAAATCGAAAAGAAGCTGGAGGCCCGGTAGTGGCATTTGACAAGGACAACGCGCTACTCGATGTGACCGGCGCGTTCATCAACCGCAAGTTCAACGAGCAGACCTGGTACCAGGAGAACTCGAACACGATCACCACGGTCGTGGGCTTCCTCGCCACTGTGCTCGCGTGGGCAGCGGCTCAGCCGTTCGCCCTGGATCCCCGGTGGGAAGTCGGCATCACCCTCGCTGGTTTCGTGCTCACCATCCTCGGTGTGAAGAAGACCCGCAACGGCTTCTCGAAGTCGCAGCTTGCCAAGATTGGTCAGGCCCAGGCTGACTTCGTGGATTCGCAGAAGCTGGTGGTTGCCACCGAGGGCAGGCACCGAGCCGCCGAGGAGCCTGCTGATGCTCTCGCCTACGAGGTAGCCGTGTTCAACGCGTCTCGGGAGTAGCACATGACCAGGACGATGCAGCTGCTGCTCCTGGTTGGAGCGCTACAGCTCGTAGCCCGAGGAACCGACCTGCTGTTCAGCCCAGAGTCCGGCGCAAGCGCCCTGGACGTAGGCGGGGCCCAGGGAGCGGTCTGGGGGATTACCTGCCTTGTTGCAGCTGCGGTTGTTCTGGTAGGACTCCTGCGACGCAGCCCCCTCGTGGTGGTGCAGGGATCCCTGATCGGCTTCGCTATCCACGGGATGTTCACCTGGCTCGTCCTGGAAAACACTATCCTTAGTGCTCCCCCGGACGACTGGCGGATCCTAGCGGATCACGCTACTCACTCAGCCCTCTGGCTGGTATTCGCGGTGAGTATCTCCTTCAGGCACGGGGTGCACCAGATCCTCGTAAGGAAGGGGGCTGGGGATGGATTGGGCGCAGATACTATCCGGGGTCTCTAACTCCCCGGTCTGGCAGTTTGTTATAGGCGTGATGATCCTCGTGCTGGGATCCTCCGCAATCCTGTCGGAGAAGGTAGCCAAGGAAAAGTTCTGGCTGATCGGAACTCTGGCTTCCTGGTTCCAGAAGCGCAAGGAGCGCGAGGCGGAGCTTGAGATCGAGCGTGAAAAGCGGATCCTGGACGACCTCCGATCCGAGATACAGCGCATGGACGATCGAGTATGTGCACTCGAACGATCCGACGAGAGGAAGCACAAGTACATCGTCTACGTCACCAACTGGTATCGACACCTGGAGTTGTGGGCGGCAGACAAGGGGATCACCCTCATGGACGATCCCCCTTTCAAGCCCTTCGGGGAATGGTTAGTTCAAGATAGAGAGGAGGGTAAGTGAGTAACAAGCCGTGGGTCATTGGCCCTACCTGGCAGACGGATGACGATGGAGAGTTTATTCTACCAGAGCGCACGCTCGGGTGGGGAGTGATCAACTGGCTTTACGAGTACGTGCTTACCCCGGGAGGTCCCCACGCGGGACAGCCGTTCCTGCCTACGATGGAGCAGGTACGGTTCCTGCTCTGGTGGTACGCTGTCGATGAGAACGGACGATTCGCCTACCGGCAGGGAACACTGCGCCGGCTCAAGGGCTGGGGAAAGGATCCACTCGCTGGAGCCCTCGCTCTGGTCGAGTTGTGCGGTCCTACCGAGTTCAGTCACTTCGATGAGAACGGTGATGCGGTAGGCAAGCCCAAGTTCGATCCGTGGATCCAGATCGCAGCCGTCTCCCAGGATCAGACCCGTAACACGTTCACTATGTTTCCGACGCTGGTCAGCCCCAAGCTCAAGGAAGAGCACAAGCTGGAGCTGCACAAGACGATCGTCTACGACGGTCGAGGGAAGATGATCGAGGGTGTTACGAGCTCCCCGCTCGCACTGGAGGGTAAACGACCCACGTTCATTATCCTGAACGAGACCCAGTGGTGGGTAGAGTCCAACGACGGCCACTCCATGCAGTCTGTCATCGAGGGTAACGTGACGAAATCAGCCTACGGCACCTGCCGTTCGCTGAGCATCTGCAACGCCCACGTCCCCGGCCAGGATTCGGTCGGTGAGAAGGACTGGGACGCGTACCAGCAGGTCGCATCCGGCAAGGCGTACAACACCGGCGTGCTGTACGACGCTCTGGAGGCTCCACCGGACACTCCGGTGTCAGAGATTCCCTCCCCCGACGAGGACCCAGAAGGGTTCGAGGCCGGCGTGGAGAGGCTGAAGGACGGTCTGAAGGTCGCCCGAGGCGACGCTGTATGGCTGGATCTAGAGACGATCGTCATGTCCATCCTGGATATCCGTAACCCGATCTCAGAGTCCCGACGCAAGTTCCTGAACCAGGTTAACGCCTCCGAGGATTCCTGGATCGCCCCGAACGAGTGGGACCGGAACGCGGCTGACACCCAGCTAGAGCCCGGTGACAAGATCACGCTCGGGTTCGACGGTTCCAAGTCCAGCGACCACACGGTCCTGGCAGCGTGCCGGGTCTCGGACGGTGCAGTGTTCCTGCTCCGGTCGTGGGATCCTGAGAAGATGCCTGACGGGGAGGTTCCCCGGGATCAGGTGGACGCGGTGGTTCGATCCGCGTTCGAGCGGTACGACGTTGTGGCCTTCCGGGCCGACGTTCACGAGTTTGAGGCTTACGTGGACGAGTGGGGCAAGGACTTCAAGCGCAAGCTGAAGATCTCCTCGTCCCCGAACAACCCAGTCGCATTCGACATGCGAGG